AAACCCCCTGTGGCACAGGGGGTTTCACGATTTGGTACACCTTCAGGGGCTCGAACCCTGGACACCCTGATTAAGAGTCAGGGGGAATTAACCAATCACTGAAACCGCCTGTAAATAGGGGATTTACCCCTGATTATTTTGCCACTTGACACTTTGATTAGGCGTTTTGATTATTCCTATCTTCAAGGGTTATTATAAACGACTTCTAAAGGTTTGTCAATAGGTTTTTCAAGTAATTACTTTGACATTATCACTGTTATATCATTCTTTATTTCTCTTACATCCTGTTGGATGGTTTCAAGTTTTTCAGCGTAATGTGCTATAGTTTCAATAGCTTTAGCGTTTACTGCCCTGTTTTCTTTGATTTCTTCATATAACTTATCTTCTCTTTCTTTACATCTTGCTTGTACCTTTTCCATATTTTCAGCATTTGCCGCTGTGGTTTGTTTGTAAATGTAGAAGATAAAAGCACCCATTGCCACAACACAAGCAATAGGAAAGCCAAGTGTAGTAATCAATTCCATAATTATTGATATATCCATTGTTATTCCCTCCATTGTTTGTTATGCTGTTCTTTCCCACACATACACAGCTAAATAAGGTGGTATAGTTGGGATAGTTGCGGCAACAGTAGCATTACCTGTATAATATGCTGTTACATTGCTTGAAAGTGTACCTGTATAATCGTGTTTAGCTGTTCTAAATGCTTTTCCGCTACCAGAAGAAACAGTACCATTAATGTTTACACCACCAACAGCAGTAGAATTATAGCTTAATGGTGATGTGTGCTTATGTGCTACTGATAACGCATAAGACGCTTTACCGCCTTCACTGCCGCCTGTGTAAGTAGAACCAGCGGCAAGTATGAATTTATCTTCTATTTGCGTCCAGCTACCACCAAAGAGTGTAGAAGGGTTAACGCTATTTACACTAATGTATATGCTGCCTACTGGATAAAGCAAATCTACTATGTATTCTTTTAATGAAACATCTTTTATAGTTACTTCTTTATTGAAGTCTACATTTACATCTAAATCAAGCGGCTGTGTATAGGTAACATTACCATTATACACAGCTTCACCATTATATGTAGTTTCATAATTGAATACAGTTAAATCAGCAAAAGATGCTTCACCATTGAATGTTGCTGCTGTGTCAAATGTTGCTTCACCATTGATAGCAACAGTACCATTTAATGTAGTGTCTACTTCTACATTCAAGGGCTTATCAATTATAATATCTTCTGTAAACTCAACAGGCACATTGAATTTAAAATCATCTCTACCCCAATCAAATACAGGGCGTGTTTTAACTGCCTTTTCAACGCTATTTACAGTGTTTAATACATCTACTGCTTTTGCTTGAATTGTATAGGTGTTTTGATAATCTAAACCTGTCATTACAACAGATGTAGTATACCTATTATTTGTTACTGTTGGCTGTAATGTAATCCAATCGCAGTATTCACCGCTATTTGTCTTGTAGCGATAGTAAACAGCAAGTGTATTATCAACAGCACCAAAAGAAGAATTGAAATAGTTGCCGCTTATCTCAAATTCCATAGCACCATCAGGTGTAGGGGCAAATGCTTTCAAGTCACAAGTTAACTTAATATATCCAACAGTATCTTTAGTTAAGGTGTATTGTGTGGCGTTTCCTCTACTGTCTACAGCATCAAATACAAAGACACCACTACCAACTTTTTCAAAAGTACCAGTAGCGGTTTCAAATGATACACCTGTATTTGTTACTTTTTGGCTTGCTATTGTTGCTTGCTTGTTTGCCGCTGCCCCAATACTAAAATAAGCGTTACTATGCCCTACAAGTAACACATTCTTATTACCTGTCAAAGCAATAACGCTTTCATTAGTATCATATACTATAGGGAATACTGCTGGTTTACTGTTGGCAATGGTTAAAACCTTTGCCATTTTTGAATAATATGGTGTACCTTGTATTTCAGTTTTGATAATGAAGTATACAGTAATTGTATTACTGTTAGGTGTTGCCGCCTGTAATGCTACCTTTTCAGCACTTGTAAATTCAAAAGTATAAGTAGTATCTAACATACCTATATCACGATATTCAATTAAAGGCGTTTCACCATCTACAGAAATACAGGCTTGTAAACTATCTACACTTTCACCAGCAGTGTTAGTATAAGTGATAGTTGGCTTATCTTCATCTGTGAAGTTATTAGCGGCTGTTATATTAGCCTTTTGTGGTATTAAATCTAAAACGCCTGTACCGCTTTGTGATACGCTACTAATCTTTGTGCCGCTGAATGTAATATCAATTTCCTGATAGAATGAATAAGAAAAGGATTTAGTACCATCAGCATTATGTGCTATTACTGTTGAACCACTGGCAAGTGTTTTAGTAGTATTGTTAGATATACCAATCTTACAAGTACCTGTGTATGATGTGCCATTGATTGTAACTTTATAATCTTTACTGGCACTACTGGAAATATAACCAGATGAACCCGCAATTAGTTGTAAAACCCAGTTAATTGTACTCTTGTTTTCAGTTTGGCTTTGTTCTGTAATACTCCAACTTAATCTAACTGTGTCCCAACTTGTTACAGCCTTTTGTATATATCCGCTTGAAGCCATATTTAAGTCACCTCGCCTATCCAGAAGCAACCAGTACGGCTATAATCATAATCTTCAAATCTGCTGTTTTTACCAATAATTAAGTAAGTAGTGGCGTGAAGGTTTACAGCTTCTACACCAACATTATTAGCAGTTAATACAGCTTCATCATTCTTATAGACAATCATACCATCTTCTGTAATTTGTGTTTTCATTTCACTACCAGACTTTTCAACAGTTAGCCCAGTATCATCAAGAGTAAAACCAGTATTGGTTTCAACTCTGGTAGTACCATTAGCGATAGCGTTTTTAACTTCAATCTTCACTGTTTCACTGGTTACTGTTGCGGCAACCTGTTTAGTTAATTCATCAATATCAGTATTGACACTATCCAAAGTGCTATTTACATTGTTTTCTATTGATTTCACTGTAGCTGTTATGCTTTCAGTGTTTAACATTAAGCTACTAATATCATTGGTGTTTTGTGCTGTGTCACTAACCACCATATCAATTTGCTTATTAACCTTATCTACTTTGGCGTAGGTTTGTTTCATCATAGCACCGATAGAAGTGCTATTGCTTTCTGTTTCAGTATCGTTTTCTGTATAACTCCATTGTGTGTTTTGGCTGTAAGTTCCGTTGTAAGTTATCCTATCATCCAGTAAGTAAGAAGTAACTACATTATCATCTTTTGTTGTAATAAGCAGCTTATCACCTAATTCAATTAAGTAATTACCTCTCCATTCACATTCAAATTGGTTAATAGTAAACCCACCAACAGCAGCAAGGGCATTATCAACTAATGTTGCTACATCATCCCTTAATTCCCAAAATGGGTTATTCCTGATATACTGTGTGCTGCCGATTTCGGTTATAGAAGCAGCTAAATTATCACCAAGTTCTGTAGCGTGGCAGATGGTTTGAAGTCTGCGATTATCGCCACTTTTGAGGGTGAAATACTGGCTTTTATCAATAGCACAGCCTGTATCTGTACCCATTCGCTTAAAAACAAGAGTGCTATTAGCATTGATATAGTAAATGCTTTGTGTAGCTTCAGCAATGGCGTTTAATACCTCTCTAATCGTTTCTGTGCCCTCTAAATTGGCTACAGGTGAATAAGTAGTATCAAAGCAAGAGCTATCTAAAAAGCCCTCTAAAGCCAAATTTAGCCCTAATACAGCGGCTGCTGCTGTGGCATACTCTTGTATACTATAATCTGTTATTTCAATTTCGCTTGTGTAGTGCGTTGAAGCCTGATATAGATAATCATAAGCAGTAATGCTTAATTCGTTTGTTTCTTCATCCCTGTTAACCTCTGTTACCTTGAAACAGGGTAAAGTCTTTATATAATCGCTTTCATCACCAAAGTATATTTCAAAGGTGTTAGCGGTTTTAATATTTAATTCTCTATTGGTGTCAATCAGCTTTACATTAAGGCGTTGACAAATGCCAAACCCGAAAAACTTACCTTCACCTGTTCTTTCAACATCAAAAGCAATCAATCTATCATCATAGGAAAAGGTATTAAGCAAGGTTGAACCATCATAAAGTTCAACCTTTGCTTTTACCTGTCTTACAGGGGATGTTAGCATTGATAGCATTTTAGCATTATCAATCATTACATCTTACCCCCTTATAATTCAATGAAATCTAAACTAAATGCCTTATACAATACATTGCCTACTTGTATAGTGTAGTATTCAACGCTTGTATCAGGCACAATACAGTTTATAGTTTCCATCTGGTTTGTAAGAGGGTTTAGAAATGTAATAGTTGATTGAAATGTTGCTGTTGAAAGCAATGCTTTCATATTTGCGTCTGTCATTGGGATAAAACCAACTTCAATTACTCTTTTGCTGTTGATGTAGTCAATAACACTATCACCAGCGGCATTAGTTTGTGAATTGTAATTGTGTTTCACTTCTACTTTTAATTCATTTACTTTGTTAGAATAATCTGTGTTATTAATCATTAAGTAAGCCAACCATTACACCCCCTTATGCTAAATTGATACCTAAATAACCCTGTTGGCGTGTTAGGCTATTAATACTATTGATTGTGGTTTGTGCGAATACTTTACCATCAACAGTTAATACTATTGGTGTATTTCCTTGCTTTGCGGCAAGTCTATCAGCAATCTTATCAAGCCATTGTGTGTTTTTCTCTAATGGTACAACTGCTTCAGCCCCATTTTCACCCAATCCACCAATAGAGCCATTACCATAACCAAACATAGTAGGACTATCAAAGATACCACCCTTTTGATACCACTGTACTGATAGCTTTGGTACTGATAAGGGGGATAAAGAGAATTTACCACTAATTGAAAAGTGTGGTAGTTTAATCTTTGGTAGTTCAATCTTCAAACCACTAAAGAAGCCCTTAATCTTATCTAATCCCGATTTCACTACATTTTTGATACTTTCAAAGATTGACTTAAATTTGTCTAATATACCTGTTAGCTTTCCACCTGTTAGTTTATCAATGAAGGTAAAACCAGAAGTGTAGACACTCTTAACACCTTCCATTGCTGCCGCTGCTATACCTTTAATACCGCCTCCGTGACTTTCATAGGCGTTTTTAATATTGGTTAACTTCTCATCAACTGTTTCTTTTGCGGCTGTCATAGCCTTATTTGCGGCTTCTTTAACAGCGTTGAAACCCTTTTCAGCAGCACCTTTGACTTTCTCCATAGTGTTACTAATTCCATCTTTCATTTTACCGAAGAAACCAACAACACCATCAACCATATTACTAACTGTTTCTTTAATCTTTCCTGCTACCTTGCTTACAGTTTCTTTGATAGTGTCCCAATGCTTTACACATACAACGATAATAGCAATGATTGCCGCAATAGCTGCTGTTACAGCAATATAAGGGGCTGCTGCTGCCGCCATAGCTACAGTATGTGATATAACCGCTGCTGTTAATGTACCAACAGACACAGCACCCTTTATATCAAGTGCGGTTTTAATAGCCTGTACTGTGTTATAAGCTGTAATAGCAGTTACAACAACACCAATAGCAGAACCTAAAGCAATTACAACACCCTGATGCTTTGTCATCCATTCAAATACAGTGGAAATTACACTAATAACCTTTTCTACTACAGGTACAAGCAAATTGAAAGCACCGCTGATAGCATTAATAATAAGCTGTGCTGCCTGTCCTGCTTGTGGGCTGATTTCGCTTAATGCTACAGGTATATTAGCTATTACTTGCTTAATTACTGGTATGATGTTTTCAAGCACAGTTGCGGCAGACTTTACCACATTTCCAACCAATACAGGTATATTTGCTTCATCTCTTGCCAAACCTATCATTAAGTTCGTCCAAGAGCCTTTAAGCATAGAAATAGAACCTGATATAGTTTTTTCTGCTTCTGCTGCTGTAGTTCCTGTAATGCCCATTTCCTGTTGAATAGCGTGGATTGCGTTATATACATCACTTAAGTTTGTAATATCGTATTTAACACCTGTTAGCTTTGTTGCTTCAGCTAACAATCTTTCCATTTCTTCCTTTGTGCCGCCAAAGCCCAATTTAAGGTTATCAAGCATTGTATAATTCTGTTTGGCGAAACCCTGATAAGCGTGTTGTATATCCTGTATATTAGTACCAAATACATTAGCATTATCAGCCATATCATTAACCGCCATATTGCCAACTTCAGCGGCTTTTCGTGTATCACCATCAAGTGAAGAAATCAAAGAAGCACTAAATGATGTTATCTGTGTCATATAGTCATTAGCATTAATACCAGCATTTTTATATGCTTCATCGGCATATGCTTTGACTATGTTGGCACTATCACCAAACAGCTTTTCTACACCGCCTGTTAACTGTTGGTATTCGGCAAAGGCGTTAACTGAAGCGGTAGTAATTCCAGCAATAGCAGTAATAACAGCACCTACAGAAGTAGCAGCTACTTTCATAGCTGTTTTAATTCCTTCTCCCATCTTTTCAAAGGATTTGTTAACCCTGTCTGCCTGTTTTTCTGCGTCACTGCTAAAAGATTGAATTTGCTGCTTTGCGTTTGCTATCTGTGTTTTTAACTTATCTATTTCAGCAGAAATTATAACTTTTAATTCTTCATTCATTCGCTTGTTTCACCTCCCCAAATCGTTTATTAAAGGTGTTCGCAAACTGTTTAAAGCGTAATACAGATAATTCATTCTGCTTTTGTTGCCGCTGCTGTTCTACTTCCTGTTTATCAAACAAGAGTGGGTAAACATCTGCTATTTGTGGCATTTCAGCAGATTGTGAATAAATGCGTGAAACACTACGCCCAACCAAATCAGCAAGTATATAATCATAACTTGCTTTCTCTTGTGCCTGTGCTTTCTGTTGGCGTTTCTTGCTTTCTATCTGCCGTATAGCTTCCGCAAGTGTCATATTCCAATAATCACATTCAGCAATACCATAATCTAAAGCACATTCAAGCCATTTATAGGCATAGTTTTCAAACAAAAATGGTGTAAGTGCTGTATTATCACTTACACCATCTATTAGTTTTTTTCTGCTTCATCATCTTTTTGTATAATACCTGATACTTTATAAATCTCAATGATAATTGGTATAAAGTCTGTAACTGTGTGTCCGTCCTCTAACCAGTTTTCAAAGATTTCAAAAGCATCATTGATAGATACATTGTGATTATACTGTTGTAATGAAGCGTGTAGAATATATACCATCTGTGTAATAGTCGGCAGTGTATCACCATTTCCAAAAATGGAAAGTGGGTTAATACCTAACTGCTTTTCTAATGCTACAGTGTTACGAATTGACAAGCGAAGTTTATACTGCTTGCCGCCTGCGTTGAAATCATAGTATAACATATATAAAACCTCTCTTTTTAGTAAGTATAGGGGAAAAGGGAAAAGAGGATATAAAACCCTTTTCCCCTCCCATTAATGGGTTATATTAAGCCCAAATCATTTCACTATCAGGCTTAATAGCTAAAGAATAAGTAAGTGCGGCATTAACGCCCACACCATCAAGTTTAACTGAAGAAGTACCGCTGAAACTACAAGTGGTTTCATCTGGTAATACAACCTTCCACTGTTAAACTTGA